ACTGCCAAGTGCTTCTCCCGAAAGGCCTCACGGCCTCTCTTGAGTCCATCAGGTCCCGTCCCCATACAGGGATACAGGCCCAATTGGACCGCGCGGACGGGGTATTAACCCGCTGCGCGCGGAACTTGGACTCTCCCTCAGGTCAGTAATTAGCTGGCCCGGCCACCTTCCTAGAAGGGCGACCTCCACCCAAGTTTTATGCTAGTCGACTTGGGGCGACCAAAACGCTCCAGATGCTTAGCAGACACTTCGGGTGGCTTGTCCCAAAGGTTGGTAACCTGCGTTTCCACAGGTACCGTGTCGGATGGACGCCAGGGGGCTTGTCCCCTTAAGTAAACGTCCGTGTCCAACTTCTGCAAGCACTTGAGAAGAGCACCAGCACCCTCTAGCTTGTCAGCTGGAGGTTTGGACTCAGAGTAATAGCCCCTGACAAGGGGGCTTCTGAGTTGGGGATGTTCGCGCTCGGATTGGTAACCGAGCACAGACTCCCTGCCCAGCACAGAGGAAGTCGATTCGACGACTGGAAAGCAACCCCGGAATAGCTCCCGGAGCTGCTCGTCGAGCCATCTACAGGTCCTCCAGTAACCACTCCAATAGAGTTGGTTCCGAAGGGACACTGCTGACTGAACCTCTGTTGCGTCTTGGAGTCGTGTAGGTAACGCTTGCCGGCAACGGACAATGGAAACGTCCTCGCCATTAAAGTATTCCCTACCACAGGACTCTCTGAACTTTCCAGTCCAGAAGGACTTGTCCGAGCCCACTTTAGCACCGAAATGCTCCAGTGACTCGACGACTCTAAGCACATGATCCGTGGGAACGATTAGATCATCCCCAAAGACACGCACCGAATCCGAAAAGACCCGAAGGTCTCGACGGCAAAGTGACGTGTTGAGCGATCTCTGAATCCCCATAAAGACCAAGGTCGTAAAGACCAAGGCCTCCATAGGAAAGCAAAGTGCTGAACCCATAGACGCGAACTTCGCTAGACGGGTAGTTGACCCGTCCGGAAGCGTCGCCCGTCTCGAACGAGCTGCTTCGACGGCCGCACCGAAGTTTGGCCACCGACGCAACATAGCTCTGACGAGCTGATTGGAAACTCTATCGGAAGCGTCGCTAAGATCTAGCGTCGCGGTTCGGGTATCAATCGAACCACGCCGAGCCAGGTCATTATTAGGAACCTGGTCGTCAAATCCGATAATCTTCGAGAGGAAGTCATCCCTCCCGATAGACTCGAGCAAAGAGCGGTTAAGGGCCTGCTGCACATACATCATGCAAGTAGGCTCCATCGCAATAACTCGAGGAGTTTTCATCGTCTTAGGAACCAAGCAAACCTTAACAGGTAGCTCGGAACCAGGTTCGACGAAGTGAACGTCCTCCAACTGGCGGTAATACCGCCAATTAGGGAGGAGATGCTCACCGGCAGCTACACCGGCGGATTCGAGCCGTTCGGTCCAGGTCGACTGACGAGACTTCCCGTTTCCGGAAAGTCCATCAGAAGTTGATCCGGGACCGTGCTTCGGCACGAGCCTCCCGTAGTAGACATCTCTGTCCACACGGTCGAAAACTCGGCCGTAGAGCATATTCGACATGGTAGTAAACTCACGGAGATCACTCTCCGTAAGCTCCGTGTCGAACAAACGCACTTCGTGCTCACACTCGAGGTAATTCCTGATCGCCTGAGTCATACGTGCTGGGGAGCACGCAAGCTCAATCTTGCCAAAAAACAGCGTTAGCTGTCTAATGGCTCGAATAGAGGCGACACAAGGTTCATCGAGCAACAAGCCACTATCCCGGTCAAACACACGGCAGAAGAAACCCCCGAGAAATCGGGGGAGCCTTCCTCCACGGTCGCGAGCGAACGCGGAGTTGATACCGACCTCACCAGAGTCAATCCACTTTTGGGTAGACTTTCCGAGGCTAGGTAGGGAAATCGTAAGAAACGACTCCCCCTCATGTTTGACCCGCTCCGAGACGGTATTAATGTCTCGGAGGGCGCTCGTGCAGCATGTGTCGGCAGCATCAGCCGCCAACACGGACCAGAGTGACGTAAGGCTTTTCATCGGTCCTCCTTTCGAAGGGTGCCGAGTCCGTAGCCTACGTTACGAACGATCAGTTAGCGGACACTGGAAAAACCAGCACCGCACCCTGCTCCCACACCCAAACGGCGGGACACACGTCCTCATCGGGGTGGCGACGACGAAAATTCTCGTAGGTAACCGGTAGGACTCCCATAACGCGCATAAAGAAGTGCGCATCGGGGTCTTCTCGGTACCACTCGGGAACCACGAAATCACCACCTAAATAGGTATGGGTAGGGCTTAACTGAGCATCACGGAGAACCCCGGTGTCAATCGGGGTAGCCTCAGTAGCTGACAAATCCAGGCCAGGGGCGAACCCCCACCTAGATATTGTTTATCAGCTCATCTGCGACGCGTTTGAATATATCGAACAAGACAAAGACCAAGAGCAGCGTTTTATAGCTGACTCGAAGTCTAATGTCGAGCTCGTTTATCTCGACGTCGTCACGGCGAGTAGCCCGAACGGTAGCACAGTCATTAGGCCCATCGGCCCTCTGACCTGCGTCGCGCTCAGGGTACCCCTCGCTACGACTCACCGCCAAGAACTTTGGCGATGATCGCATCCGAGCTGGCAGTGAACAGGGTTTTGAAGCCTGTGTAAACAGCCAGCGCCTCGGTGTTCGTGTACCCCGCTGGAGGCATGTCGAAGACGAGATAGAAACTCATCCCGACCTTGACATTCTCTGACGGCTTAAACGGATCCGAGGTGATCTTGGAATGATCGATCCTCAGGACGTGGCGTGCCCGACCCTGTTTTACGAGGGTATGGTTCACGCTCATCTTGATCAGTCCGTCCGACGAGACGTAGGCGGATTCCGCCCCCTCCGCAAAAGTTCGCGGTAGGGACGAAGTCACTGCGCTTATCGTTACGGATTGTGGATCGGTTAGTGCCATAGGCATCACTCCTAGGGTCGAGGTTTTACGACCCCTATTGGCGTTTGACGCATCACGTTCACCTCTAGCGAAGCCGGGTTAACCCTAGCGCCGCCAGAATGGACTTTTGGACGCCCGACAAGGCGTCCATGGTGAGTCCGAACCCGAAGGGGTTAGCCACTCTCCTTAGTTTTGACTCGAAAGTCATTACCAAAGGGTGTGGTCGTGCGGAATCCCCACCTCCCAATTGGTTGGTGGGCCCCACGAAAGTGTAGGTGTCACGGACAATAGAATGCTCCATGATATACCCATACTTCATAACCAAACCATGATTGGCCCACGCGCCGGCGTTATGAATAACATCACCGGCGTTAGTGAACCAGTCAACGGCCCAGCTCCAAGGCGTTAGTTCCCAAAGGACATCTGGAGTCAGGTCGATACCGAGCAGCCTACGGGCTACCTGGAAATCGGCCGCAAACGGCGTATACAACCCCGCAAAGAACGTCTGCGGGAGATGATAGACGAATGCGCCTGAAAACCATCTGTCCACCGTCGTCTCACGACGACGTACAACCACTGCCTTGGGCATCTTACTGAAGTCGAACAACGTACCGCCCAGTGTCCCTAGTCTTGGGTACACATTACTACGGGCGGTCGTCTCGACGACAGAAGATTCTGGTGGAAAAGAGAACTTCCTGCGAACCATCTGACCATTATCACGGATGTACTGTTGCAACAGCTTATCCATGTGGATGACTGTTCCGACAAAGTCGGTGACGTCACTGATCAGAGGAAGCCAACCAAACTCAGCATTGAGGAACTCATCACCTGCGAGCTTCGCCTCACGGCGAAGCTTTTGGGCTTTGTAGATCCTTTCTTGCCAAGTCGATCGCCCAATTAGTTTAGGGAGACCGTCATGGTAGGCTTCTAGCAGCGCAGCTGCTAGGTTTGCGGTGGGTTCTGCGGGAGCGCACTTAGCAATCGCCGTAGTACCGAAAGCATTTAGTGCCGCGTCAGATGACGCGGATGCCGTCGGCCATGGCGCATAGCTAGCGACCTGGCATTCATCCAATTGGGTCCCGCCACTATACAAGTTGCGGTATTCGTTTGGAGTCGTGCCAACAGGTCCCCACGGCGTTGCGAACTCCACTGTCCCTGTCGGGACGATGGCGTATCGCTTCGTCGTAGTGAATTTCCCGCCCACATCGGACGTGAACCCGCCGACACTCCGTCGGCGCTTCCACTCCGGGTGGCTTTCGGACTCAGTCACCTGAGTCCCCTGCAAGTGTGGCGCAGCAGGTTCTTTCGACGTCGTAACGGTTCGGGAGATTAGGGCCTTACTGGCCTTGTTTCTCACCTCCTCGACGACGCGAGACGCGGACCCTCCCCCGACTGAGGGGACGGCTCGCTTCCTAACTTGCGCCACAACGCACCAGAGCTCCTTACTGGTCCTGGAGGGTAGCTCCCTCCAATCTATCATCCACCCACCTAGTGCCGACCCCCCGGAAAGGGGTTACCCAGGCCGGAGTTCCCCTTACGGGGTACTACACTCAGACCTGGGATCGGGCTAAGATGGTGGTAACAGGATGAACTGC